TCTGTATATGAGATTCCATACGCTTCGTGGAAACCACACTACGGATGGAAGTCACATAGACAAGCGGGTACCGCATTATGTTTGAACGACATAGGTTTAATACGATAGTAATCACCTATATTGTTATTAGTTCGTGATACGACCAACCTCTCGGTCAGCGACAGTGTGGTGATCAAGCTCTTGTGGTTTGAGTGTGACGTTTCCATCGAGACCCAGTATCTTGTTTCCACCATTACGCACAGCTGCAGCTTTTGTGTTCATTACCAAATTGCGGGCGATAGGTGGTGTTCTGTCTGTCACTTCATAAAAGTCGAATGCATACTGTGCATAATTATAATCAAGTATGTTACGCTGCATACCCCAACGAGGCATGAACTTATGCTTACGGTTTTGGTCCACGATATATTGTTCAGCCACATCTGAGTAGTGCATCATGGTCTGTCTCAAGGTTGGATTTGCGTGATGTACGAATGGTCCAACAGGATAATCTTCTTCTTCATCGCCAAACTTAGCTTTAAAGTTTCCAGTCGTTTTATCTGAAGTTCCATTGTGTATACACCAAACAACAAAGGCTGTAACGAGCAACTGGAATGCGTCATCATCAAGTCCATAATCTTTCTTAGCGCCATTATACCAGTTCTCAAACTGTCTTTGTGTTGACTTCTTGCTAGATAGGTCGTAGGAGGTAGCAGTGAGAGAGTTGAGCGCTTTAGCGTTTATTGCGGGCTTACCGCCAACTTTTGGTATGCGTATCCGACGCTTTTCAAGTTCAAGTTTTGGTGGTTTGTAACCCCTCCACCGTGTTGCCATCACCAAGATCATTTTGGGCACAACTGATTCAGTTCCAGCTGCTGTCTCTTCACTGGTAACAGCTGAGGTTGAGGGTCTTTCGACTTTGTCGCTAGGATGAGCGGCATCCCAGGCATCGCTATCAGTTTTAAATCTATCTTTTATTGCCTTATTTGCCGCCAATCTAGCTGTCTTCGCTGAGTCCGTCTCCACGTCAGGTGCCGTGGTTAAACCAGTAAGGGTTGGTTTGACTGCTGTCTCACCGGCCTGCAAATGGAGTGTATCAAAAGTAGGTATGTGTTTCATTGCTTCTTTGTAGAGTTGTGTCTCATCTGATGTAACTCCTTTACCATCATATAAATTTCTCAATGCTAGTTTTGAGATATATGGTGCTCTACCTATAGTGGCGAGAGTATTGTATGGATGCTGCTCCAAAAGCCAGTTATAATACACTCGTATATAATGTTCTAACTGTGGATATCCATACGACTCAATTAAGGCCGCATTGAGTGCATCAAGTTCATGTTCGAACTCACTTGTTCTATTCCATTGTAAAATCGCGACAATACGCTCAGGCTCCAATTTGGGTATGTATATGTCATCATGTTGTATCCCTCTGTGTGACATAAAACTTATTTGTGTCCGGTCAGAAACGATATTGCTAAAATCGTAACATAGACCAAGCGTTGAAAAGATGTCACTAAACTTACCGAGTTCATCTGCTCTTGTCGGTTCTATAGCTATAGCCAGATCATCACCATTACAAAAATATATGATTTCATTATCATTAATGCCTAGTTTTATTTTTGCATACTCCATTGATATGATGACCATCAATGTATTATC